ACTGTCCGATCAGGTCGGCGGCTTCGCAGAGGCCGAAGGCAAGACGTTCGCCGGCTCGCTCGAGCGCATGAAGAACGAGCTCGGCGACCTCGCCGAAGGCGTCGGCGGCGGGGCTGTCGACGCATTTACAACGCTGTTCGGTGTAGTGGAGAACCTGACCGGGGCGTTGGAGTCGGTGTCGCCTGAGGCACAGAACACGATCGGGAAGGTAGCGACCTTCGGGGCCGTAGGGCTGGTTGCAGCGGGCGGGTTGTCGACACTGATCGGCCAGGTCATAAAGGCGCGAGAGAACTTCGCGTTGGCGGCCGAGGGCGTCCTGGCGATGCGGGGCGCTCTACTAACGCTTGGTCAGATAGGACTTGTGGTTGGCTCGCTGGTTGCGTTGCGCGAGGTCATCGGCACGATCGACGACGAGGTCGACAGCGTCGATGTCTCTAAGCTGGAGAACCAGTTGCTTGACCTAGCCGAGAGCGGTGAGGTCTCGGGGTCCACTCTGGAGCGGGTGTTTGAGGGTCTGGGTAAGCCGGGCCTTCTCGGTGGCGGTATCGAGCAGACCCGCCAACTCAAGTCCGATATAGATCAGTTGGACGAGGCGTTGGCGAAGTTGTCTGCTAGGGACCCGGGAGCCGCGGCTGCGGCGTTTGAACGGATCTCGGAAGCGCTGCGGGAGCAGGGGGCCACTACCGGCCAGATCAAGGACCGGTTCAACGACTACAACGCGACTCTCACCGAGGCCGACACCGCGAATCGTACGACTGGTGCCGCCATCACTGAAGCCACCGAAGCTGTGGACGGGCAGGCGCAGGCCACACAGGATGCGACATCGGCGCTCAAGGACTACACGGACGCTCTTCACGCCCAGTTCGATCCGCTGTTCGGTGCTGTATCGGCAACTCGAGCGTTGTCCGACGCCAACTCTGATGTCACCGCCAAAGAGATGGAGCTGGCTGCGGCTGTCCGTGACCACGGGGAGGGATCCCTCGAGGCGACGGCAGCACAGGAAGAACTGAACCGAGCTTACGACGACGCTTCCGAAGCTGCCCTCGACCAGGAGGCTGCGCTTCTCGCTTTGGTTGACATGGTGCGCCAGCAGCCCGGGGCTATTGATGCAGCTAAGGCCAAGCTGCAGCAGTGGGTCGATCAGGGGAAGATCACTCAGGCTTCCGCTGACGCCACAAGGGCCCAGATCGACGCGATGAACGCCGAGGCGGAGTCCACCCCGGCGTCAATCATGATCAGTGCGAGTAGCACCGGTACTACGGCGGTCGCCGCGGACTTCGCGAACCTCAAGGCGAGGATCGATGCGGTCCCGCGTGAGATCAACATCCTGACCCGCTTGACCACGATTGTTGCGGGGTCGACGAACATTCCGTTGCGGGCCGAGGGCGGCCCGGTGCTCGCGGGTCACGCCTACGTGGTGGGTGAGAAGCGCCCGGAACTGTTCGTGCCCAGCGAGAACGGGACCATCTTGCCGGCGGTACCTGGCAGCGGATCCGGTGGCGGATGGGGCGGCGGTGGCGGAAGCACAATGGTGGAGGAGACGATCATTGTCCGGATCGGTGAGGACGAGATCGCCCGTGCGGTCCGCCGGTCCGACAGGCGCAGCGGTCGATGACGATCGTCTGGCACGGCCTACCCGTGACCGTCGAAGCCGCCCTGTCGGCTGCCACCGGGTTCTACGGGGCGTGGGACGACGCGGTCTGGGACACGGACACGTGGGGCCCGGACGATGTGTGGACCGACATCTCGCAGTATGTGCAGGGGATCCAGACGGACCGCGAGTTCGACCGGGACTTGCAGGCGTGGGGTTCGGGGACAGCGAGCATCATCCTGAACAACAACGACGGCCGGTTCTGTCCCGACAACATGATGAGCCCCTATGTGGTCGCCGGGGTGACCGGCATCCGTCCGTGGCGCAAGGTCCGGGCGAAGATCTCAGGGGTCCCGATCTACACGGGGTACGTGCGGGCGTGGGATGAGAGCTACAGCCGGGGACATGCGACGTCGACCACGGTGATGCGCTGCGAGGACGAGTTCGCTGCGCTCGCCCGGTTCGACGGCTTCGAAACCGAGCCGGTGGGTGCCGGCGAACTATCGGGTCTGCGGCTCCACCGCCTACTGAACAACGCCGGCCATGTGGGTGACCGGGCTATCGACAGTGGCCGGTTCACAGTCCAGGCGACGACTCTCGCTCAGCCGGTTCTCACCGACATGAAACTCACGTCGGATAGTGAGGGTGGGGCGTTGTGGGTGGAGGCCGACGGGTCGATCTGGTTCGAGAACCGTTACGCCCTCCTCGAGAACCCCCGGTCACGGACCCTGCAGGGCACGTGGGGTGACGGCACCGTCGTCAACGAGTTCCCGTGCACCGACATCCGGACCGCGTTCGACGGCGAGATCGTGGCCAACATGGCCGCGTTCGCCAGGGCCGGCGGGACAGCTCAGACGTTCGACGACGCGACGTCCCGTGCCCTGTACGGGGATGCACGGTTCGCTCGGTCGGACCTGATCTTGGAGACGGACGCCGATGTCGCCGGGCTCGCCGAGATCTACGTGATGACCCACAAAGACGCCGATCTGCGGATCGAGTCGGTCACGTTCGACCCGATGAAAAGCGGCTACCCGACGTTGCGGACGCACGCCGTCAACCGCAAGGTCCGCGACCTGATCCGGGTCGTGTTCCGGCCCCCGAACTTCAACCACGAAATGATGCGGGACTGCCACATCTCAGGGATCTCGCATCGTCTCACCCGGCAGGAATGGCGGGTCACGTTCAAGCTCGTCTCGGCCGAACCGTGGATCGGGTTCACCGACTCGCTGTGGGACACAGCCGTGTGGGACACCGACACGTGGTTCGTGTGATGCCTGTCACCGCTCCAGGGGTCACCGTCATCGTGCACCCGATCGACACCGACACCCACCCCGGCCTACCGGCGGGATGGCGGTGGGCGGTCATGTCCGGCGCGGGCACACCAGTCACCGACCTCGGGTTGTGCGCTAACGCCGGATGGGAACCGACCGAGCAGGAGGCGTGGCTGACCGGCGAAACCGTCGGGGCCGCGGCGGTGAAGGCGTTGCGGCACCACGGCATCCCTGCGACCTACGGGCAGCTGCCACTTGACCACGACCCGATCCCTGCCGGCGGCGACCGGTTGGGTTCACCTGTCTAGGAGGATTTGATGCCCCGTACGACCGTGGTCGCTGGCACCACGATCACCGCGTCGTGGGCCAACGCGAACGTGCGTGACCAGGTGATCACCCCGTTCGCCTCAGCGGCCGCACGAGATTCGTCGTGGACGTCGCCGATCGAAGGCGCGTACGCCCACCTCAACGACACCAACTTTCTCACTCACTACAACGGCACTGTCTGGGTGCCGTCGAACAACAACCTGATCGCCTCCCAGGAGTTCACGACCGATTCGTCCACGTTCACAGCTGACGGCAACAGCGACTTCGTGTTGAACAGCGTGGTCGTGTTCGCTACCCGGAACTATCGGGTGACCCTCAAGTCGCAGTTCGAGGTGTCGGCGGCTGGGGTGTGGGTCATGAACTTCTCCGTTGACGGCACGCAGACCGACCGGTTCGATTTCGCTGACGTCGGCGCCTTGACCCGGGCGACGGTGGCGTCGTCGATCTTCTGGCAGCCGACGTCGGGGACCAAGACGTTGCGGGTGGCGTTGGACGAGGTGTCGGGGGCGGCGGACTTCATCTTCAAGGCCGACAACACCGCGGGCGGGATCTTTAAACGCCAGTTCTTCGTCGAGGACATCGGGCCCCGATGACAACCCACGAGAGGCCGCATGACTGACATCGCTGGGGAACGTGCCCGCCTCGCAGCCCAAGGCCTGCAGATCATCACCCGTGAGCAGTGGGGTGCCCGCCAGGACTACACGTCGGACCGGACCGTCAACCGGCCCGCACAATGGCTGTTCCTCCACATCACCGTCACCGCCGATCCGGCGGACACGACGAACGCCGAGGCGGCGGCGTGCCGGCAGGTCGAGGAGATCGGCCAGCAACGTTTTGGGATCGGCTGGTCGTACAACGCCGGCGTCATGCAATCCGGCCGCCTGTACGAGGGACAGCCGCTCACCCGCCGCGGGGCGCACACGGTGAACGACAAGCCGAACCCGAACTTCCCGTCCGGGTCACTCAACTACGACGCCCGGGCTTGTGCGCTCGTGCAGAACGTCCAGGACGCGGTCACCGACGCCCAGATCGATTCGGCCGCCAGGTGGGGCGCGGCGCTGCGCCGGTCGGGTGAGGCGATCGCTAAGGCGGACTGGTTCGGGCACCGGGACGTCACCGCCAAATCCTGTCCCGGCGACATCGCTTACGCCCGCCTCGGCGAGCTCAACGCCCTGACCGACTACTACACCCAGTACGGGCTCGGACCCGTTACCCCTACCCCGGAGGTTCCTATGGGCGAGTTCGTCCTGTACTACCCGGCCAACGGCACCCACTGGTACTGCTCGAACGGTGGCGCCAACTCGTTCGCTGTGGTGATCGACGGCAACGACGTCGCGAAGATGAAGGCCATCAACCCGGACATCAAGGCGTACACGAACCTGACGGCGCTGACGACCGGGAACATCATCAACGCCCTGAACGCCGCCGACCTGATCGACATCGTCGAAGCCGAAGCGCACGACGCCGCTGCCGGCTGATGGATGAGGCCCCTCCAGGTGAACGGTGACGGGCCGGGAACGCACGCTCGGCGAGGTAGCAGATGACCTCGAGCGGCTCACCCGGCAGGTCGAGCGTCTGACGGACCAGCTACACAATGCGCCGTTCGTGCGGCTCGACCTCCACAACGAACAGATCAACAACCTGCGAGCCGACCTCACCGGGCTCCGCACGATGCTCATGTGGGTGCTCGGGATCCTGGCGTCGATCTTGATCTCCGCTGTGGTCATGGTGATCACGGCGGTCGCCCAGGGGGGCCTGTGATGCAACCCTCCCGATTCCCCCGCCCGCCCGTCTGGTTCTGGATCGCGGTCGTCGCCGGTGCCATCGCCACCAGCCTCGTAGCCATGTTGGCGTTCGGTGTCCGGAACCGTGCCTCGGAGAACGAGGACCGGATCGCTGCGCTTGAAGTCCAGGCGACGGCGTTGGCTGAACAGGTCAAATCGTTGGGTGGGGAACCGGTCGTGTCTCCAGAAGACATCGGAGGCGACGTCGTAGCGGTCCCCGGCCCCGCAGGGCCGGCGGGCAGGACCGGCGAGCCTGGTCCTCCGGGTGACCCTGGGCCGGCTGGTCCGCCCGGTGAACCCGGTGGTCCCGGGGCTACGGGCGATACGGGGGCTACGGGGCAGACCGGCTCGGGGGGCGCTCCCGGTGCTGCCGGTGAGCCTGGCGCTGCTGGTGCGGAGGGTCCGCCGGGGGCGCCGGGCCCTCCTGGTGCGTCGTGCCCTGAGGGTTTCACGTTCATGCAGATCACCATCCCATCGCAGCCGGACCAGGTGTTCATGGTCTGTGCCGCCCCCTCCGGTTAGGTGTGCCCGTGATCGTCTTCGGTTCCCTGCTGATCGTCGTGGGTGCACTGCTCATCTCAGCTGGCGTGTGCGAGTGGCGGGCCCGTGACACCGAAGCCCGTGAGGCGATCGAAGACGCGTTCCGTACCGCCCACTATCAGGTGTTGATGGGCCGCATCCATGTTCTGTGCCGGTACCCCGGCGCATTCCCCCTAAGGAGAACAAGGTGACCGTTCTACGCAAAGTGTCCAAGGCAGTCAGTGCCGGCGTCGGCGCTGGTATCGCCGCCTGGGTGGTAGCGAACCAGGTCGGCGGCGTGACCGGCGAGGAATGGGGTGGGGTCGTCGGCGCCGTCCTGTTCACGGCGTTCGTGACGTTCCTCGCTCCGAAGAACCAGCAGCCCGCGTGATGGCTTTCCTCGGCCGCCCGAAGGCACTGATCGCCAGCGTTCTCGTGGCGTTCACGGTCCTCCTCGGCTCCAACGTGGCACCCGCGGGCGCTTTCGTGTTGCCGGCCTACGCCCACGCCCAACTGCAGTGGGGCACCTGTCGCGTGGATGTGACCTGGGGCCAGTACGGCAGCGCTGGTTACGCGGTGATGTCCGAGCTGTCCGGATCGCAATGCCAGTACAACACGTCGGTCGTTGTGGCGGTGACGGGCGGGTTGTCGCAGTGGTGCTCCAATTGGATGCGGCTTGGCAACCCGTACCCGAACAACTGCTCGTTCAACGGGTTGTCCACGATGTCGTACGGCACAGGCACCGCCTACGGGGGGTTGGTGTACCTCTGCACCGAGCAGGCCGTGGGAGGCCCGATCTGCAGCCAGATCGGTTTCGGCCCCTGGGGCTGACGCCCGGCATCGCCAGCTAGTAACCTCAGGTGCACCTGCTAGTCCCCATGGGACCCCCCGGCCTCGTGTCGGGGGGTCTCTGCGCGTCTAGACCCCGGATCGCCCACCGGCAGGGCCTGGGGGCAGACGACCCGGGGAGAACTAGGGGACGTAGTCGGCGAGGAGGACGCCGAGCACACCGACCGCGGCGATGGTGGCGGTGACGGCGAGGATCGCCCAAGGGAGACGGTTCATCGTGGGGGTGGTGGGGTGATGTCGTACCGGTTGTCGTCCGCCCACGCCACCACCTGGGCGCGGTCCCACATCTTCGTCCGCTTGTTCACGGTCGCAGCCGGACTCGGGAACCCTTCGCGTGTGACGAGCTGGTGGGCTCGCTGACGGCTCACCCCGAGCAGGTCGGCGATGTCCTGGGTACCCAACAGATCCATAAGGTTGACGATAGTCAAGCAGTTGACTAGAGTCAAGGGATGGGGATCGAGTCGACGAAGTACGGAACCTGGCGGGTCCGATGGACCGATCCCATCGGCAAGCAGATCAGCCGATCGTTCAAGACCTTGGCCGAGGCCGAAGCCTTCCAGTCCGTGGTTGACACGGTCCGCGAGCACGGCCAGCCCATGGACAAGGTCCGCCCCAGCCGACTTACGGATGAGGCCCGCTTCCGGGTGTCCAGCCGAGGTCATCACGTCTACCTGCTGCACGACGAGGACGACAAGGTCGTCTATGTCGGCCGGTCGTCGAACGTCCTCAAGCGGATCGGGGACCACCTGCACGTGCGAGGCCGGCGGGACGTCGTTGCCAGCGTGTCGATCATCCGGTGCATGGACGAGGACGAGATGAAGCAGCTCGAGATGGCGCTCATCTACCTCCACCAGCCCGAGCTCAACACCCGCGGACTCGCGGGGCGTCCCCGCCGGGCGTCCTACAACGGCAACGGGGCGGACGTCGTCGTCACCATGACCGATTGGATCCCGAGCGCCGAGGAAGCCTCTTAACCCTCAGTACGTGGGTGTGCACCAGCGATTCCGATAGCAGTTCACTAATAGTCTGACCAGCGCAAACGCACCGTTAGATAAGGGACTGCAAAGCCCTGTACACCGGTTCGATTCCGGTCGCCGCCTCCACCCCCTGACCTGGGCATCTGTCCCGGTCGGGCGGTTTTGCGCATTTTAGGCTATCCAGGATGTTTGCCGTCAAGTACCGTGTGCGTACATGGTTGACAGTACGGAAACAGTACGCTCGGGTACGTTGCCAGAGCTTGACGGTCACCTCGCTTTCCGCATCAGCGACCGGGGCTTGCACTACATGCCGGAGGTGCTTGGCACCCATCCGGGCACGGCTGTGGAGGCACATACGTCCTCTGCCGCCGATGGACCCCACATCTGGCTCACCTTCCGGTGGGACCAGCGGGAGTACGGAGTCCATCTATCCGCCGAGAGCGCTTGGCAGCTCAAGGAGCAAATCGCCTACCTGGTCATGAATCATTACCAGGGTGACTCACGCCCTGATGCCGGTTGAGCGGACCAGGTACGGGACGTGGCGGGCACGTTGGACGGACCCGTGGGGCCGGCAGGTAGCCAAATCCCACAAGACCAAAGCCCTCGCTGACGCCCACTACCGCAAGGTGCTCGGCGACATGGCCCGCGGCGACTACGTCGACCCCCGGTTGGGTCGCATCACGTTGGAGCGGTGGGCGGACGAGTGGCTGGCCGGCGCCCGCAACCTCTCTCGGGGCGGCTACGACACGTACCGCCGGGACTTGGACCGGCACATCCTGCCAGCGTTGGGTGAGGTACCGGTCGGTCGGCTTTCCGGGGCCGACATCGACCGGTACCTCACCAGCATCGGTGGCGGGGTTTCCACCCGGGACTTGTTGACCGGCGTGGACCACCACTCCACGGGATTGAGCCGTGAGCCGGTTTCCACCAGGAACTTGTTGTCCCCGCCGACAAGGACGCTAGCCCCCTCGACTGTACATCGCCACTACCGCACCCTGCACCGCATGCTCGCCGTCGCTGTCAAACGAGGGCTGATCCCCCGCAACCCCTGCGAGCACATCGAACCCCCGAAGGTGCCCCGCACCGAACGCACCGCCCTCACCATCGCCCAGGTCGACGACCTCGCCGACACGATCGCCGACCGCTACCGGGCATGGGTCTATGTGATGGCATACGGCGGGCTCCGCTGGTCCGAGTCCGTCGGCCTGCGTCGGGGTCGAGTTCAAAACGCAGCACTAGCGCCGGCAGATGAGGCTAGACTGTCGGCCGTTCATGACCGGCGCATTTCCTTCGGCTGCTGCGGCCGTGAGGATGGTTTCGCACAGGAGATCGCAGCGGGCTTCGGCTCATGCTCCGAGAAGTGCGGTAAGCGGGGTCGGCTCCCGCCCATGGACACCCGGCAACCAGTACGTCTCCAAATCGTAGAGCAGTTGATCCACCGTGGGCCGGGGGAGTGGGAACGCACCCAACCCAAGACCGGTAAGGGCCGCGTCGTGACGCTCCCGGGCTTTGCTGCCGACGAGCTCGCCATCCACCTCGAGCGGTACTCGCTCCCGGGCCCCGACGGCCTGGTGTTCCCGACCCGGAACGGGACGCCGGTGCAGTCGCCCAGCTTCACTGCCAATGTGTTCAAACGGGCGCTCCGCAAAGCCGGGCTGCCGGACGTCCGGATCCACGACCTGCGGCACACCGCGGTGTCGCTGGCGATCGACGCCGGCGCCAACGTCAAGGTGTCCCAGGCCCGTGCCGGGCACGCCTCGGCGTCCCTACATCTGGATACCTACGGTCACCGCTATGAGGCCGCTGACGTGGCTGTGGCGGAACGGCTGGATGTCCTACGGGCCGAGTCCCAGCGGAGGCGGCTGCGGGCCGTGTGACTTTTCTACAGATTAGGTATTGCGTGTCTACGGGATATGTGGTACAGTGAGGGCATGGAGATAGACGATAGGGCCAGGACCGAAGGGGTACCTCATGCCAATCAGTGACCGTGACTACAGCTATCGGAGCGATCCCCCGACTGGGCATGACGGTCCGCTTGCATGGTGCCCGTATCCCGAGTGTGGATTCAATGGAACTGATGAGGAGGTGGACGATCACCGGCTCGCCGCTCACTCGGATGAGCCGCAGTTTGGGAACAACACACGGCAGCGACCGCGGTGAGTACGGCGGAGCAGCAGCGCCAGTGGCGGGCCTCGAAAGGGGCCCGTACTGGCGCGCCAGGAAGACCTGTGACCCAGCCGTGCGGTACTCACGCTGCTTACCGTCGTCATCTCAAGCGTGGTGAGGAGCCGTGTGCTGCGTGTCGGAAGGCGAACGCTGAACGGTCACAGCGGGTCAGACTGCGGGGCGTCTAGGCTGGTCTGGCATCCTTTCCCGGTTGCACGCGGGACCCCCGGCTTGGGGCGCCTTTGCCGGGGGTCTCTGCGCGTCTAGGGTGGTCTCGTCGGTCGTTAAGCCCGCCGGTAAGGCCGAGGGACACTCTTGGAGCGGGACATCGAAAGCCTCGGCACCGACTGGAGGCCCCGGGTATCCGGGCTGTGTTTGAGACCCTCGGTGAATGGGCTAGCCCTTGGCTGGTCGGCCATCCGGGGGTCTCTGCGCGTGAACGGTCAAGGCGGTTTGAGGGAACGCACCCCAAAATGTGGGTCTAGCCAGTGTTGGTGCCCTCACGTATGGTGAGCGACGGCGGACCGGTCCCAACGAAGCGACCGGCACAGGAGGGGACGTGCACGACCCGAACATCTTGTACGCGGCAGCAGTACTCGGGTACCTCTACGGGCAATCCGAAATCGCGGCCCGACGTCTCAGAGCCAACGACCAGCCCAGCGCAGCCGTCGCCACCGAGATGGCCCACAGCATGCTAGGGGAGGCCCTCACCCGCCTGGGTGTGCCGCTCCCTGGCAATGCGCAGGACATGCAGGAGCGCCCGCTTGTCCTCAGGGTGCAACCCGGGGTCGCCCCGGATCGCGACCTCAGGCGACACCGAGGGCTGCGGGGCGTTGGCTGAATAGCCGGCGAGCTCGAGCAGCCACCCGCGGGGCTCGACCGCCAGCTCGTCTTCGACGCGTTCGACGTTTTCGCGGGCGGGGGTGATGCCGCCGGTGAACCAGGAGTTGACGGCTTGGGCGGAGACACCGAGGCGGCGGGCGAGTTCGCGTTGGCTCATGCCCCGCTCGGCGAGCAGGGCGCGTAGGGCATCGGCGAAGGTGCCCATCGGGCGCTGGGGTCCTTCCATCAGAATGCCGACACTGGTTGGCGTCAGCGCACACTAGTTGACACGGGTGACCTTGCGGTAACCGGGCAGAAATGTCAAGGGTGACATCCAGTGATGGTTGACGTGCGTCCATGGTTGGACGTAAGGTCGCCCCCATGACCTCAGCCGCCGAACCGGAACTGCTCCGGATCCGACAGGTCGCCGAACGCTACGGACTCACCGAACGGCACGTCCGCCAGCTGGTCGCCGAGCGGACCATCCCGTACTACAAGCCAGGCAAAATCGTCCTCATCCCCCGGGCCGAGTTCGAAGCCTGGCTGAGGGAGCAGCGAGTCGAGGCCATCTGATGGGCGCCGTCGACGAGTTCGCAGCCGCCTTCGCTCAGATGCTCAACAGCCACCAGTCCTGCACATGGGAGCAGGTCGGCCCATGCGTCTATTGCACTGACCACGACGTCCGTCTCTACCAGGGCACGTTGCCAGAGGACCGGCGACCCCACTGCGAAGCCCACGATTGGAATGAGGAGATCGGCGTCGGCTTCTACATGCAGTGCCGTCGCTGCGGCGTAATCGAGTGGTTCGAATGAGCGGCATGGTCGCCCTGTTCGCCGACGCCGGCGTCGACCTCTACCACCAAGGCACCCTCACCGACGGCCTCGAACTGTTGGCCGCACGCCTCGACTACGCCGGAGCCGGCGACCTCGTCGCTGAGCTGCTGGGCCTCGAGTTCACCGACTCGGACAAGCGGGACCCCAAGCCGGTCCCGACCCCCAAGCCGACGCCACCCCCGAAGCCCCAACCCAAGGGGCAGTCGTGACTCATGATCCGTCCCGGTCGGACGGAACCGCATCCCTCCCCTTTGCGGTGCACCTCCGGCCGGGACGTACCACCCGTCGGGCTCCGGTGGCCTCGACGTCAGAACCTTCCGCCCGTGGTTCTGGCGTCGGGCCCAGCGTGGCCCGGACCAATGTCCGCCTGCCCGCCCAGGAGTGGTGGGTTCGGGCCACGCACCCGTAGCACGACAAGACGCCCCACCCCCCGGAGTGGCATCCACAAGGGGGCGGGGCGTCCTTATCAGACAGGAGCGTACATGACCATCACGCACGACCGGTTGTGTCCCGGGACCGGCGCCCCGGTAGCGAAGACCGCAGTGGACGGCGGGCATGTCACCACCTGCCCCGCCTGCCGCCGCTGGCGGCTCGCCTACCCGATCTTCGAGGACCCCGCCGGCCGGTACACCGTCGAAGCCCACTTCGTCCCACCCCTACCCCGACGGATCCCCGGCGCCTCGCTGCCGCTGTTCGAGGCGGTGCTGTGATGGCCGCCTACACGTGCGCCGTCTGCGGCACCCTCGCCCTACCCGGCAACAGTGACCTCGTTGACGGCGAACGGTTTGTGCATCGTGCCTGCCAGCACCGGTTCATCTACTGGCACTCGCTCCACGGTTTCGGATGGGTGCTGACCGACCTCCACCCCACGTCGGTCCCGGCCGTGTGGCTCGCCGAACACCCGGGCGGCATCTACGACGACGGGAACGGCAACCGCTACCTGCGCGATGAGGTGGAGTCGTGATGCCGCACCTGTCCCCGTGGATCTGGCTCGCCGTCCTCGCCGCCGTCGAGGTCGTCGCAACCCTGTTCGCCCTGTCGTTGTGCAAGGCCGCTTCGGACGCCGACAAGCAGACGGCACGCATGTTCGCCGACGACTGCCCCGACGAGCTCGAACCATGAACGCCGACCTCGCGTTCACGCTGGCGTTCTTCGCCCTCATCATCATCTGCATCGCAGCTACCGGTATCGCCGGGTTCCTCTACCTCCTCTACAAGGAACTCGTCAACGAGCGGGGTCCGGATCCTGAGCCGCCGGTGTGGGTCAACCACGCCACGCCACGCCGGCGGTGCCACCGATGAACGCCTGCAGCATTAAAGGCTGCCGCGGCAACTACGAGGCGCGGGGCTGGTGCAAGAAGCACTACCAGCGTTGGTGGCGTCACGGCGACCCCTTCGGCACCGCACCCAAACCCCGAGACGGCTGGGTCTGCCTCTGCCCCATCTCCCACCCGAACCCGAAGTGCTGCACCCAGTGTGGGTTCCCGTGCGTGCACCGCATGGCCCCCCACATCCGGAACCTCGCCCTCCACAAGATGCCCGAGCTCGCCCGCCAGGTCATCGACCGCGGCAACTCGAGGAGCGTCGCATGACCGGCGAGATCATTCACGAGCCGCGCCGCCACAACTGCAACGCAGGGTGGACTGAGTACACCATCACACACTCCGACATCCCTGCCCTCAACGGCAGAGTGGGTCTCAGCCCACCGGATGTCGGTACTCCGGAAGGCTCCATCTGGCAGTGCGAATGCGGACGCACCTGGGTCGCCTACTACCCGCAGTATCGGAACATCGTCGTGCTCGCGCCCAGCTACCGGCCTGAGGGCCGGATCGAACGCTGGCGCCGTGAACGAAAGACAGAACGATGACGCGCCTCCATCTTCTGTCGTGGCGGGCACGCCTGCGTTGGTGCCGCCCCTGGTTCGCCGCCGCCGTCGGACACACCCTCGGAGACCAGCCGTGACCCCGCTCACCTCCGACGAGATCGTCACCAGAGCACAGGCTCGACAGGTGCCAATTCATGGACTGGCAACTAAGGAGTGGGTGCGAGCACTGGCAAAAGTCGGTCTGGTTGTCGTGGATGCCGCCGACACCCCGAACGAGCCGCCGTTCTCTGGCGCCTATCCGGGTCCTGTCGTGGACGACGCCCCCACATGGGGCGCCAACTACAGCGACATCCCGCTTCCGCGCGCGGGTTGGCGGTGGACGGTCAACATGCAGGATTGGTACTCGGCCGAGGTGGCGCCGATGGCTGGAGAGCCTTACTGGGTGCTGGTGCGGCGGACCCCCCAGCCCGCCACCCCCCCTACCCCCGTCGAGGCGATCAGCAACCTGATCCGCTCCTTCCCGCAGACCACCGCCACCATCACCGTTGAGGAGACCGCCCAGTCCATCCTCGACGCCTTGTTCGATGGCGGCTACCGGGTCGTTGCCGCCGAGGACATCCAATGACCCTCGTCTGGTTCCTCATCGGAATCGGGTCCGGTCTCCCGGCCGGCGCCTGGTTTTACCGGTCCACGTACAACAAGGCGCTCCGCGACGACCGCAACTACCAGGAACAGTCCTACTGGGTCGCCCAAGACGCCTGCGAACGCGCCTGGCGGCACCTCCGCTGGCTCTCCGCACACCCCCGCCTCGCCTTCCGAGTCTTCTACCGCGTCCAACGCATCACCGAACGACGCGAGCGCGTCCGATGACCGACTTCTGCGCAGTCTGCGGCCGGCCGCTCGGCGGCGACTGGCCCCACCACCCCCACCGGCCCGGCTGCCCCGGACCCCCCGACATCGACTGCGACTGCGACACGGACCCCGTACACGCCGGCTGCTGCCCCTGCCAGGAGAAGGCCGCATGACCCGGCCCCGTCTCCTCGACCTGTTCTGCGGCGCCGGCGGTGCAGCCGTCGGCTACCACCGCGCCGGGTTCGATGTCGTCGGCGTCGACATCGTGTCGCAGCCCCGCTATCCATTCACGTTCCAGCAGGCCGACGCCATGACCGTCCCGCTCGACGGGTTCGACGCCATCCACGCCTCCCCGCCCTGCCCGCATTACGCGAACGTGACCCGCTGGCGCGGCGACCCGACCGACCACCCCGCCCTCATCCCCGATACGCGGGCACGGCTCCAGGCCGCCGGAGTCCCGTGGGTGATGGAGAACGTCCGCACCCGCGAACTCCGGGCCTGTTTCGTCCTGTGCGGCTCCACGTTCGGGCTCCCGGTCCGCCGGCACCGCTACTTCGAAACCAACTGGGCGGGCCTGCATCTGGTCCCGCCGTGCCAGCACCAGGCCACCGACCTGGCGTTCATGCACAAAGGCGAACGCGCCTATGCCGACGCCATGGACTGCCAGTGGATGACCAACCGCGAAGCCCGACAAGCCATCCCACCCGCCTACACCCAATGGATCGGCGAACAGCTCCTCGCCCACATCAAGGAACCAGCCGCATGACCACACCCTCCGACGCCGTCCCCGTACCCGGGCCGGACACACCCACATGGACCATCGACGACGACGGCGACTTGGTTCACTCGCCAAACAACTGGTTGCACGGTAGTCCCGGTCGGCTTGGTGGCATCGTCAGTGCTGAGGCATGGGCGGATCTACAGGCGGATGTTCGTGCGGCCCGTGTGCACGAGGGCTGCGGCCCAGCCAGCGACACCCCCCGACTTCCGTCAGATGGAGAGGTCTACCTGTGGCTGGTGGATCAGGACAGGTATGTCTCCGATTGGGCCGTTCGGCAGGTTCTTTCCGCTGTGCGCTCGATTCTCTCCGGGGAGACTGACTGATGGCTGACGACCACGACGCCACCAAGCCCCGATCGCTCATCGTGCCGCGGTACAGCGTCCATGGCCCAATCAAGGTGTGGACCCCTAACGGCGCGGTCACGAGTTGGGAAATGCGCCGCGACGGCACCGCTATCGCTTGGTTCGCTGACGGAAGAGATGCCGGCCTGGTCGTGACAGCAATGAATCGGGGCACCGATGGCTGACGACCCGACGTGGGAACGAGTGCTGCTGATGATGCCTCGCCACGACTGCGGCCTACGGATGCAGCCCGGCGGCAACGAATCCACTGGACCGCTCCTGGTCTGCGCCCCGTGCTCCTACGTGACAGCGGTCGACCCGGCATGGGTTGATGCCGTCGTCGCCGAAGCAACGGATGGGGGCTCCGATGGCTGACGCCCACGACGCCCCGAGGACAATGCCTAAGTGGATGGCCAAGCATCCCTGCGTCGCTTGCGGGGCCGGTTACGGCCAGTGCGCTCAGGGCCTCCGGTTCAGCCTCAAGTGCTGTGTCGGCTGCGACCACCCTGGCCGGTGGGTCGATGAGCCGTACACGGCTGAAGACCTCGCAGAGATGAAGGCTCGTGCCGAAGATGGCTGACGACCACGACGCCCTACTCGCCCGCGCTGAACGGTGGGACAACGAAGGATTAGGCGAATTCATCACTGACCTCGCTGCGGCTCTGCGTGAATCCCAGGCCAACTACCACGCCGCCCTCGACATCATCGCCCGGCTCACCGAAGGCTGGGACGCTCGTTCCACTCACGACGATTTGCCCCCCGATCACGCCTGGTTCCGTGACCCGGTCCTCGCCGACCCCGACGAAGACACCGGCCCCCACCCCATGTCCGACCGCCAGTGGGCCGTCTACACCCACGCCGCCCAACGAGCCACCCACGGAGACCACCAGTGAGCGAGCTCGCCACCGTCACCCCCATCCGCCCCACCGACCAGGTCAAACGAGACCGCTGGGGCCGCTACCTCCTACCCCACCCCGACACCGGCAAAGAACAAACCTGGACCCGCGCCACCACCATCGCCAACACGCTCGCCGACCGGTATGGGCTCGAACAATGGGCCAAACGCAACGTCGCACTCGGCATCGGCGCCCGCAGAGACCTCTACGCCCAAGCCGCCGCAGCGAAACCTGACGACAAGGCCACGCTCACCCGGATCGTGGAACAGGCCGAAGAGGCCGCCTCGAGCAAGGCGGGCGCGAACCTCGGGTCAGCCCTCCACCGGTTCACGGAACGCATCGACGCCGGCGAAGACCTGGTCGTCCCCGAGCCCTGGGCTGCTGACGTCGCCGCCTATACCGCCACCATGAAGGCCAACGGAATCACCGTCGCCCCCGGGTGGATCGAACGCATCCTCCTCGTCCCCGAGATCGACGCCGCCGGCACCTGCGACCGGCTGTGCAACGCCCCTCAATGGGATTGGAGCGGCCCCCGCATCGCCGACCTCAAGACCGGAGCGGACGTCCTCCGCTACGGGATGACCGAGATTTCCCTCCAGCTGGCGATCTACGGGCACGCCACCCACTGGTATGACCCGGTCACCCACGAGCTACACGAGATGCCCGAGGTAGATCGTGACTGGGCGATCGTCATGCACCTGCCCGTCGGCAAAGGCACCTGCACCATCTACGAGGTCGACATCGCCGCAGGCTGGGACGCAGTCCAATTAGCGATGCGGGTACGCCGTTGGCGGCAACGCAAAGACCTCGCCCAAATCATCAACGTCCCACACATCTCGGGAGGGGGGTCAGAGGCGCCATGCGTACCGCCCAGGGCCACCGACGCCGAGCGCGGCAGCGCACCCCCCTCCCAACCCACCGACGAACAGGCCTACCTCGACCTCCTCGACCGTACCGAGTGGGTGCGGGACCGGGTGCAGGCCATCAAAGCAGCAGGCCACGGAACCGCACTAGCGCTCGAATGGTCCAAACACCCAACCATCCCGACATTCCCAAACGGTGGCCCCACCACCAACGAACAGGTCACCGTCATCGCACAAATGTGCGACCGGGTCGAAGCCGAATACGACATCCCGTTCGGTGACTCCGACCCGACAACCCCCAAGCAAACCAAAGCCACAAGGACACGAACCACATGACCGATATCGACCAGTTCCTCGCAGGCAGCAAGTCCTATCCTCTCATCAAGATCAACAGCGAAGGCGGAAAAGTCGTCGGGGACCTCGTCGCAGCCCGCCTAGTCGATGAGCGCGACTACGACACCGGCAACATCGTCCACTGGTCCGACGGCACACCCCGCAAGCAGATCGTCCTCGACATCCGCATCGACTGGCCGGCCAGCATCGACATCACCACCGGCAAAGAAGGTGTCAACGAAGAAGTCGGCTCCTACTACTGCCGGTTCACCGCACAGCTCGCCCTACGCGAAGCCTGTGAAACCGCTGGCGTTCCGCTCTCACAGGTCGGCCGCATCGCGATCGCCCGCCTCAAGGATGGAGTGCCTCGCAACCCCCGCAACAAGCCGCCGCAGCAGTTCCGGGCCGAAGTCGCCCGCGCCACTGCCGCCGCAGGTGTGGACAGTCTCCTCACCGCACCCCTAACAGCCGACGACATCTGACCCGTTCTGGTGGTTCTCGGGGTGCGCTGGCGACATCCCGAGAACCACCCCCACAACAGAAAGGCTGGGGCACGGTTGACCGTGGCTCCCCCCACCAGTAACGGCCGCTACTCAAACGACCCCGACCGCGACTGGATGCTCCGCGCACTCCGCGGCGAAACCACCTCAGAGGCTGCCTACCAGATCGTCGCCAACACCCGGTGGATGTGGCGCAACGGCCAACTCGCCGCCGACCAAGAAGCCATCACGGCACTCAACATCGGCGACAACAAACACCTCGACGACCCGTTGCGCTTCGCACCGCTCGAGGAAACCTGGCAGCCCCCAGGCGACTACGACCCCACCACCCAAGCCGCCTTCGATGAACGTGCACAAGAACCTGACTTCGCTGCCGGCTACCAGCCGTGGGACGACAGCGAAAACAGCTACGACCCCGACTGGGTGTCCCTCATCGTCGACGGCAAAACATGGCTCACATCCGGGCCCGACCACCCCGACCCCCTCTGGGGCGACACCCACACCATCCTCGCCGCCAAAGGACAACCCACCACCATCGCCGGACCCCAAGGCGCCGGCAAATCAGTGTTCGGGCAACGACTCGCCCTCGGATGGCTCGGCATCATCCCCGACATCCTCGGCATCCCCATCACACCAGGCGACCGCAACGTCCTCTACCTCGCCTCAGACCGCCCCGAACAAGCCCGGCTCTCCATGCGCCGCATGATCGCCGACAACCAGCTCGACATCCTCGAGGACCGCATGCGCGTCTGGAAAGGCCCCCCACCCGAAGACGTCGCCAAACAACCCCTCATGCTCCTCCACATGGCACAAGCCGCCGACGCCGGATACCTCATCATCGACTCCGCCAAAGACGTCGCCCTCAAACTCTCCGCCGACGAAGTCGGCGCCGCCTACAACTCCGCCCTACAACACTGCGTCGCCCACGCCGTCGAAATCACCGCGCTCCACCACCCCCGCAAACTCTCCGGCGACACCCGAGACAACCCCGTACGCGTCCTCGACGACCTCTACGGCGCCTACTGGATCACCGCCGGCAACGGATCCGTCGTCTACCTCCAACCCGGCGACTTCGACTCCTACACCCTCACCCAACTCAAATCCCCCAACGGCACCAAAGCCGAGATCCCCTACGAACACGTCACCGCCACCGGCGACATCCGGCCACCCTCAAACCCCGACCTCGCAGGGATCCTCGCCGACGCCGGCTACGACGGCTGCTCCGCAGCCCACATCGCCCGCTGCCTCTACAAGACCACGGAACCAACCCAGGGGCAGAAACGGGCAGTTCAACGTGCCCTCAACGAGCTCGCCGAGGACGGGATCGCGGAGCGGACGGGGAAGACCCGGAACACCGCTTGGAGGCTGACCGAATGATTCGGACATTCGGACAGCCCGACCAGGACTTCCATCGCGACAACCATTCGGACACCCCACCCGACATTCGGACAAACCCCAGGTCAGAGATTCGGACACCATTACATTCGGACAAATCCCCCCCCCTCTATAAAGAGGGGGGATGTCCGAATACGGACAACACCCCCAGGAGCCCTGCGTGACTCACCCCTCCAAGCGCAAAGGCGACAAGTACGAGCTCGAAGCCGCACGGCTCCTAGCCGACCTCACTGGCTGGCCTGTCCGCCGCAAGTTGGGTGCCGGCCGAACAGATGACTGCGGAGACCTCGACGGCATCCCCGACACCTGCGTCCAAGTCAAGGCGTACCGCGACATCCAGCGAGCCGTCCGTGAAGTCCTCGACGAACTCCCCGCCCAGCAAGCCAACGCCGGGGCCACGTTCGGGTTCGGGATGGTCCGCCGCCCCGGAGGCCGCTGGTTCGCCGTGCTCACTCTCGAGCAGGTGTGTGCCCTGCTCCGCGAAGCCACCAGCGAGGTAGCCCGATGAACAACCCCACGGAAATCAATGTCGCCATCTGTGACGCTCTCGGCCTTGACTTGTCCCGCATCGTCAAAGGCGGTGTCAAGATCCACCTAGGCAACCTCGGGCCCGTGATCGAAGTCACATACCAGACCTGGCACGACGACGACCTAGGCAAACGCTTAGAGCACGTCCTCAAGCGCTACAGGCTCGTACCCCTCGAGGACAGCCCGTGAGGCGTGATCATCTCCCCCTCGTCACCCTCGACGGCCGCCACGCCGGCGAACTCCTAGCCCACCCCTGCGGCTGCGGACGCCCCCGCTGCACCCTCGGCGAACACATCTGGCAATCCACCCGCGACATGACCCCCGGCCCCCAAGCCCAAAGTTACGAACCCCGCGCCACCACCACCCCCAACGGCAGCGACGACGACCCACCCCCCGACCACACCCTCGCCGTCGACCTCGAATACACCCAAGCCGTCCAAACCTACTGGGACGCAGCCCGCACCCTCACCCGCCTCATCGACCGCCACCGCCCCGACCGGTGGACCCCACTCCCAGACCCCGCCTCCGATGACCAATGGTGCCGGCACCACCTCGAAACCATCGGCCAGTGCGAATCACGGTTCAAAGGCGACGAATGCCGGATGTGCAACGAGCTCCGCCGCACCTACGGCCACCTCCCCGACGCCGACCTCATGCGCACCCGTCACCAGCTCGGCTACCTACCCGGCAGAGCCGTACACGACTGGCTCCAACGCTTACCCCGAGCCCGCAAACGCAAGGCCCGCAAAGCATCATGACCACATGGACTCTTCTCATCAACACGCTGACCCTGGCGCTGGTGGGAGTGACGCTCTACTACCACCGCCGGACCGCCCGTGCCATGCAACGACGCATCGACATCCGCAACGCACACCACCGCGACTTCCATGCGGACTGCCAACATCAGCACTGGTCAGGTGACTCGCGGTCATGCCCACGTTGCGGCTCCTTGGACCTCCGAGGCCACCCCAGCACCCAAGCGATGGGCCTGACCTGCAACGTGTGCGGATGGATCCGCTACGTCGACCCCGACACGCACACCTTGTGGGATGCGGTGACTCAGCCACCTTGGACAACAGCGCACAGGTGACGTCATGACCGACGGTGCTTGTACAACCTTGACCAGCACTGTTAGTGTCACCAGTACAACTCGGCTCATGGTCCACCAGTCCGCCCCCACCGCAGGGCGGACTGTGTCATCTGACACTTGACCGATGTCGCATACTGTGGGCATGGCGGACACCGCGGTACTGGTCACCACAGATCAGGCGTACGAGTACGCACTACTCGAGGCCGACAGGGACCTGATCCCCAAGGTCAACGACCTCGACATCGACGGCTGGCACCTGGTGAACGTCATCGCCGTGGATGCAGGGTGGCGCAACCGCTTCGCTGCCATCGTACGTAGGGCTATCGAGCCACTGCCCGATCCACCCAGTTGGGAAGCGGGCTGGTACCCCGATCGCAGCAGGCGACACGAGTCCCGGTACTGGAACGGCACAGCCTGGACCCACGCCGTAAGTGACGCCGGCAAGCAGGGCAGGGATGCCCCCACCCTCCTGCCCCCCACCCCCGGACTGAGGGCGCAGTAGCCCACCACATGCAGGGGCTGCCATGCCTGCCAACGGACGGTGGCCCTACTGCGACCCACGCTGGACCCTCGTATCCAAGCTGGTCAAGGCACGTGACGGCTACCGGTGCACCGCACCCGGCCCACGCCACACCCGCATCCTCGATGTAGACCACATCATCGAGTGGACCAAGCGACCTGACCTCGCCTTCGACCCCACCAACCTGCGTACCCTGTGCCGCCTGCACCACAACCGCAAGACGCACAGTCGGCGACGCAACTCGCGGCCATGGTGAACTCCAATTTTTTATGAGGTCGCCACATCAGGACCCCACACCAGTCCGCGTTTCCGTTTGTGGGGGATTTTCCCGGGAGGCACCGTGACAACTCGTCGACGGCTCCTGACCACTGTTGTCGCCAAGGGCGACTATCGCCTGTCCCTTGAGGCGTTGCGGGACCATTTGGCGGGGATGTTGGATGCGGGGGACGGGAACGCTGCGACGGCCAAGCAGTTGACCGAGGTGTTGCGGCTGCTGGAGGCTCTGCCGACGGGCAAGGAGCGCACGATCGATGACGAGCTTGCTGCCCAGCGTGCAAGGCGTGGAGCTCCCGACGCACAGCACGGGGCCGACGGTTCGGAAGTCACTGGGCGACGACGCGGCGGACCTGGCTCACATCGCCGGTCTGGATCTTGACGGCTGGCAGGCGGACGTCCTTTACGGGGCCCTAGGTCTGACGGCTGGGGGTAACTGGTCTGCGTTCGAGGTGGGGCTGATCGTTCCCCGCCAGAACGGCAAGGGTGGGGTGCTCGAGGCCCGCGAGTTGCATGCTTTGTTCCGTGAGCCGGATTCTCGGCTGATTCTGCATTCGGCCCATGAGTTCAAGACGGCTAAGGAGGCTTTCAGGCGGATCGTGTCGCTAATCGAGGCGACTCCGCTGCTTCGTGCCCAAGTCGATCATGTCCGGTACACGACGGGCGAAGAGGGCATCGAAACGAAGGACGGGAGCCGGCTCAAGTTCGTGGCCCGTTCGTCCGGGTCGGGTCGCGGGTTTTCGGGGGATCTGATCATTTTGGATGAGGCGTACAACTTGTCGCCGGACATGATGGCGGCGTTGTTGCCGACGATGTCTGCCCGGCCGAATCCGCAGATCTGGTATACGTCGTCGGCGCCGTTGCCGGTGGCGAGTTCGGATGTGTTGCGGAAGTTGTGCAACCGGGGGCGGTCCGGCAGGTCGGAGAGCTTGGCGTACAGCGAGTGGTGCGCTGCCCATGAGGATTCGGTGGAGGATCGGGAGGCGTGGGCTAGGGCGAACCCGGCGTTGGGGATCCGGATCACCGAGGAGTTCATCTCCCGGGAGTTGGAGGCGTTGGGCCCGGAGGATTTCGCTCGGGAGCGGTTGGGGATCTGGTCGGATCTCGACGCTGGCGGCGGGGTGATCGACCCGGAGAAGTGGGCGGCGTGCGAGGACCCGAAGTCGAGGCCGTCGGGCCCGTTGTCGTATGCGGTGGATGTGGCTCCGGATCGGGCGTGGGCGTCGATCGCGGTGGCGGCCGATGGTCCTGGCGGGGTGCATGTGGAGATTGTGGATCGCCGGCCGGGTACGGGTTGGGTGGCTGAGCGTGCGGCGGAGTTGCAGCGCAGGTGGGGCGGGTTGTTCTTTGTGGCGAAGCCGTCGCCGGCGTGGTCGCTTGAGGAGGAGTTCGCGGCGGTGCGGTTGGATGTGCGGCCGGTGGTGACCGAGGAGCATTCGCAGGCGTGCGGCGATTTCTTCGATGCGGTGGTGCAACGGAAGGTGCGGCACATCGGCCAGTCGGAGCTGGACGCGGCGGTTGCTGGGGCGGACCGCAAGTTCTACGGGGATGCCTGGTTGTGGTCCCGCCTCAAGTCGGCGGTGGATATTTCGCCGTTGGTGGCTGTGACGTTGGCGCATTGGGTGGCTCAGAAGCGGAAGCGGAAGCCTGGGATCTTGTGAGGTAGCTGGTATGGCGTTCTGGAGTAACTGGTTCACTTCGACGCCGAACCATGCGGGCACGTCGACTGTGGGCTATGACCCGGGTGATCCGGATGGGGTGACGGTCGAGACGCCGGATCCGGTGGAGCCTCGTTCGTTGCCGGCGTTGATGCCGTCGCCGTGGTCGGGGTGGCCGGCTGAGTGGTCGACGCCGAACTGGTCGATGAATTCGCGGTTCAACGAGCTCATCGACGTGGCGTGGATGTGCTTGGACTTGAACGCGTCGGTGCTGTCGACGATGCCGGTGTACCGGACTCGTGGTACCCAGATGATCGAACCGACAACGTGGATGTCGAACCCGGACCCGATGATCTACACGTCTTGGCACGAGTTCGCCAAGCAGCTGTTCTGGGACTACCAGCTGGGTGAGGTGTTCGTGTTGCCGATGGCGGTCGGGTTTGATGGGTTCCCGGCCCGGTTCCGGGTGATTCCGCCGTGGCTGGTGAACGTCGAGATGCGGGCCGGGACCCGGGCTTACAACATCGGGTCGATGGATGTGACTGGCGAGATCTTGCACATCCGGTACAAGTCGACGACCGACGGTGCACACGGCGTGGGCGCGTTGGAGTCCGCGGGCGCCCGCATGATCACCGCCGGGGTGCTGGCGAAGTATGTCCGTGAGGTCGCAGCGAACGGCGGGGTCCCGGACTACACGCTCGAAACCGAGATGGACATCGACCGTGCGGACGCCGAGGACATGCAGGCGCAGTGGATCGAGTCTCGGCGGTCGAAGCCGGGTGTGCCGCCGGTCATGTGGAACGGCGTCAAGTTGCAGACGCATCAGTCGATGTCGCCGCGGGATATGGCGATGCTGGAGATCTCGCAGTTCACGGAGTCCCGGATCGCCGAGCTGTTGGGTGTGCCGGCGCCGCTGGTGGGGTTGCCGTCGGCTGATTCGTTGACGTACAGCAACATCACGTCGCTGTTCGAGTTCCATGACCGGCGGGCGTTGCGGCCTACGGCGACGTCGGTGATGTCGTCGATGTCGTATTGGGGTCTGCCTCGGGGCCAGTGCGTGGAGTTGAACCGGGATGAGTACACGCGGCCGCCGTTCGATCAGCGTGCTGATGCGTGGGTGAAGCTCACGACGGCCGGGATTGTGACGGTGGATGAGGCTCGTGCCGCGGAACGTCTACCTGCTTTGGATGGTGAACCGGTGTCGAGCTCTGTGGACGGTCAGGATGCGGCGGTTGCGTTGTCTGGCGGCCAGTCGTGAACCATGTCGAGGTCGAGCACCGGAATTCCACGGTCGCTGATGTGATCACGCGTCAGCGGATCGTCGAGGTCATCGCTGTGCCGTACGACGAGGAAACTGACGTGGTGTGGCGGGACGACATATGGCACGAGTCGTTCGACCGTAAGGCGTTCGACGGCGTCGAAGCCCATGTCGGTCGCATCCAGGTGAACCGCGAGCACGTTAAGGGTGACACGGTCGGCAAGGTGATCTTCGCTGACCCGTTGCATCCGGATGGCCTGTTCGCCCGGGTGAAGATCTACGGCACCCCTCGTGGCGATGAGACGTTGACTCTCGCCGAGGAGGGTGGCGCGTTTCCGTCGATCGGGTTCCGGCTCAACCGGTTCTCCGACCAGGAACTCGATAAGCGAAGCAGGACACGTCGGATCATGCGGGCGTTCTGGGATCACCAGGCGTTCGTGGAGGATCCGGCGTACGAAGGGGCCGGGGTGTTGGCTGTCCGAGCGGGACAGTCTGGCCTGGTGGTGGCTGATAGGCCGCTGCTTGAAACACCGAACCTGGATGAGTGGCTGAACGACCCCACGTTTAAGTGGGCGTCTGAGCGCTTCCAGCAGTAATCGCACACCACTGGCCCCGAGCGGGGGTCGGCGAAGGCCCAGAGCGTGGGCAGTCGAGGCGTGCTCCTTCACCCATCTTCTTTCGAAGGAGTGCCCCCGTCATGGGAGTCAACAGTCAGGCAAACGACGCCATGATTCGGCGTCTCGAGTCCGAGCTGGAGGAACGCAACGCGTTTGTCCAGGGCACCATTGCTCGCGCGCAGGACGACGAGCGCGACCTGAACGACACCGAGAAGACCACGCTCGCCGAGACCCGGGCCCGCATGGCTGCGCTCAAGGAGCAGATCGACGAGCTCGAGGCCACCGCCAAGTTCGCTCAGGATGTGGCGCAGCGCGCCAAGGACATCGACCTGGCGATCACTACCGCGCGGCGCACCGGTTCGGCCGAGGTCGAGTACCGGTCGGTCGGCGAGTACATGGTCGACTACGTCGCCGGTTCGACCGGCAGCCGGTCGGCGATGGAACGGCTCGAGCTCTACACCCGTGCCGCCGCCCACCAGAAGACGACCGACAACCTCGGTGTCATTCCTGATCCGATCATGGGCGGGGTCCTCAACTTCATCGACCAGACCCGGCCGATCGTCAACATCCTGGGCCCGCAGGACATGCCGTCGGCGACCTGGTACCGGCCCAAGGTAACCCAGCATGCCAGCGTGGCTGCGCAGGGTTCCGCTGGTGCGGCCGCAGACGAAAAGGCTGAGCTCGTCTCCCAGAAGATGACGATCACCCGGCTGACCGGCACCGCGGTCACTTACGGCGGCTACGTCAACGTCTCGCGGCAGAACATCGACTTCTCGTCGCCGCAGATGTTCGACGCCATCGTCAACGACCTGGCCGCCCAGTACGCCATCCAGACCGAGGCCGCTCTCGGTGTGGCGCTCATCGCCGGCACCAACAACATCGAGCTCACCACCGCTTCCGGTGGCACCCCGACCGCGGCCGAGCTCACCGCGGCCCTGTGGACCGCTGTGTCGAACATCTACACCGCGGTGAAGGGTCAGGGTCAGGTTGTGTTGCTGATCCAGCCTGCGAAGCTGGCGAACTGGGGCACTCTGTTCGCTCCGGTGAACCCGCAGAACTCGCAGTCGCCCGGCTTCCAGGCTGTCGACTTCTCGCAGGGTCTGATGGGCACCGTGTCGGGCATCCCGGCGTATGTGTCGGCCGGGCTCGTGTCGGCGCCGGCGACCACGTTCGGGATTGTCATGTCGACCGCGGCGGTTGAGGTGTACGAGCAGCGGATCGGTGCCCTGCAGGTCACGGAGCCTTCTGTCCTCGGTGTGCAGGTCGCTTACGGCGGCTACTTCACGCCGATGACCGTTGAGACCGGTGGTGTGCAGGAGATCGTCAACCTCGCCTAGGAGGCCGACATGTTCATCAGCGACGAGGGGTTGGTTGCCGGTTCCGTCAACAGGGCGGAACTGGCGGCCGCCTATGAGGCGGCGACGGATGAGGCGGTCAGGGCGAACCTGGCCGCCGCCGGTGCCGCACACGGCATGGTCGTTCACGGCGGGAAGTTGGTTGACCCGTCCGTACCTGCACCGGCCTACCTGGTCGGCGAGGAAGGATCTGAGCTGCTCATCGAGGCGGACACCAAGGATGCGGTTCAGGACATCGAGAACCTGAGCGCTACCGCGGAAGCCGTCTCGGAACCGCCCCGTTCCGGCCCCGGCTCGGGCCGCGACGCCTGGGCTACCTACGCCGAAACCTTGGGTGTCGAGGTGACCGACGACATGACTCGAGACGACATCATCGCCGCGATCGAACTCGCGGAAGAGGAGTAACCGATGGCTACTACCACGTTCCGTGAGGACTATCTGGGTCGTGACCTGGTGGCCCCGACGTCCAACTCGTTGGACCACCTGGGCCGGGTGACCACGTCCACGGTCGATTCGCTCGGCCGTTCGTTGCGTCGTGTGGCTCGGGCGAACACGACGGCGGTGACGCTGAACCAGGAGATCCAGTTCCTGACCGGCGAGAAGTTCACCGTCACGGTCGCGGGCACCACTGCGGCGTCGCCGCCTGCGGCACCGGCTGTGGGCGCCACCGTGGCTGACGGCACCGCGACGTTGCTCCGCACGAAGTAGGGGGGCCTGTCGATGGCCGCACCGTACGCGTCGCTCGCAGAGTTCAAGGCATGGTCTTCTTGGCCGGCCGACAGCGACGATGACCCTGCGATCACCGATGCGTTGACAGCTGCGTCTGCGGCCATCGACAACTTCTGCTCCACCCACTTCTGGCAGACGGCCGCGGGCACAACCCGCGTGTTCGACACGTGCGACCCCCGGAAGCTTCGCATCAACGACGCTGCGGCGGTTACGGGGGTCGCTACGGACAAGGATTCCGATGGCACGTTCGAGACGGTCTGGGATCCCGCGGACTTCCAGCTCCTCCCGCTCAACCCCGCCGCCGCCCCAGAAGTCCTCCCGTTCACAGCAATCAGAGCGGTCGCAACCAAGACGTTCCCGGCCCCGACGAAACGGGAGGGGATCATACGGGTGACCGGCACATGGGGCTGGGCTGCCATCCCTGAATCGGTCGTACAGGCAACCCTGCTGGTCGCCAACCGGCTGTTGAAGCGCCGCCAGTCACCCGAAGGCATCGCCGGGCTTGACGACTTCGGCACGATCCGGATCTCGAACCGTGAGGACCCCGACGCCGTCCGCCTGGTGACCCCGTACCGCACGAACCGTCGTGTGGGCGGCTGGGCGTTCGCGTGACGACTCTCACCCAGGTGCGTGACGGGCTGTTCACCCGCCTCGACACCATCGCCGGGCTACGGGTCTACAAGCAGGTTCCCGGAAACGCCGAGTACCCGGCAGCGCTCATCTACCCGCCTACCGCCGTCGACTACCGGGACGACTTGGGTGCCGGCTCGTATCGGGTGCAGGTGGTCGTCATGTTGCTGGTGCCGGCGACGGTCGACCGCAAGCAGCTCGACCTGTATCCGTTCCTTGACCGCACTGGCTCGAGCTCGATCTTCGCCGTGGTTGAGGCCGACCGGAGCCTGGGCGGCCTGCAGGTGGATGCCCGGGTGGTGTCGGCACAGGACCCGTTGGATCTCGGCGATATGGCGGGCACGAAGGTCTATCAGCGTGCCGTGATCGTCGAAGTGATCGTCAGCTAGCACCCCTGGAGGGGCCACGCTCATGGTGTCGTACAGCTACCAGTCGATCGGTTACTCAGGTACCGACATCACGTTCACCGCCCCCACCGGCGGGGCCCTGGCGGACGGGGTCAATCCGCCGGACGCCAGGGGTTTCTTCTGGATCAAGAACGCCGCGGCCGGCGGCACGATCACGGTCTCCATCTTCACGGAGGCGACATCGTTCGGTGTCGCCATCCCTGACATTGCCGTGTCGGTACCCGACGGCGAGCAACGTCTGATAGGTCCGTTGGTGCCCGACCTGGGCGCCGTCGCGCTCTCTGGTGGGATCGGGTTGACGATCACGGGCACCTTGACTGGGGTCACGGCCGCGGCCGTCAAGGTCCCCTAACCGGCTGTGGCTCTCACCTACCAGCAGACCGGGTATGCGGGCGCCAACATCGTCTACGACGCGCAGACGATCACCGCGGTAGCGGAGTCGTTCAACAAGGCGAACGGGGCGTTGGGGCCTGACCTGTCGTGGGTGCGGCCCGCCATCTTCACGCACGGGTTCCCGTTCCAGGTCAACGCGAACCAGTGCCGCATCACAGCGAACGTGGCCGGCACCTACGAAGACATCGCTATCCCGACCCCGAGCGTCGACACCCCCAACCTCACCGTCACCTCCACGACCACCGCGATCTCCCACACCGGATCTGCGGCGTTCGTGGCCGACTGTGGTGGGATCACCCGGTTCCAGCTACTCGACGGCGGCACCAACTACCGGGGGTACGCGTTTGGGGTGGGCCGGAACAACACGTTCATCCCCGGTGTCGACCTGTGGCACTTCCTGCTGTTCCGGGTCAACCGGGTCGGCGACCACGTACTCATCGCCTCAGACTTCCAGCCACTCGCCAACATCACCCTGCCAGGCACGCTGACGTTCACTGCGAGTGGCCCGGACATGAACGCCGTGTTCACCCACGCCGGGTCAGGGCCGCCGTTCAACGTGTCGGTCAGCGACAGCGTCTACACGGACGGGATCACCGTCCTGGGTGGCAGCATCGTGGTCACCGGCAGCGACACAGCATCGATCGACATCGATAACTGGGGTGTGACCGGCGACGACGCCAACATCGTCCCCGACCCCCGCGGGTTCCTGTGGATCAAGAACTCCGACGTCGCTTCCAAGACTGTTGCGGTGACCGTCCCGGGGTTCCGGGCGGCGGTCCCGTACCCCGACGTGAACGTGACGTTGCCCGCGGGTGAGCAGCGTCTGATCGGTCCGCTGGTTCCCGAGCTCGCCACTGTCGCCGGCGGTCGCCCGCTTGTGGCTGTCAACTATTCGCCGAACGTCACCGGTGTGACCGCCGCCGCGGTCCGCGTCTAGGAGGACCCCCCATATGGCTCTGCTCGCCACGCAGCAGATCAAGATCACCGGCCTCAACCCCACGTTCGCTGCCGCCGCCGCGTCCGACACGGTCGTGCCGGATGATCGGACGTTCGTCATCTACCTGAACACCGACGCGGCCACGAGGACGGTGGCGTTGGTGACGCCGGCGAAGCTCGACCAGTTCGGTCAGGCGCTCCCGGATGTGTCGATGACGATCGCTGCGGTGACCGGCATGGAAGTCATCGGGCCCATCACCCAGGACTTTGCCGACCCCACCACAGGGTTGGCGACCGTCACGACCTCGGCCACCGCCAACGTCACTGTCGCGGCCGTCCGCATCTAGGAGGAACCGATGCGCCTGTACCACCCCGATCTCGGCACCGAGTACGAGTGCCCCGACGACGACGGACTCCTGGCCGTGATGGCCGAGTCCGGATGGAAGGTGGCCCCGGAACCCGAGGCGCCGGCGCCCGGCTTGGCCCCTGAGCCGGTCAAGTACGCGCCGGTCGAGTCCAAGCCTGCCGCCAAGCGGACGTCAAGCAAGGCATCCACCGACTGATCCCCGGCCATTCGGCCATCCCGCTAGTCAATCGAGCCGCCTATAGGGGCGGCTCTTTCGCGTCCAAGGAGAATCATGGCAAGAGCCGCCTATGACGGGATGGTCAGGATCCATGTCGTCGCCGCCATCGCCAATATCGCAGCACCCACGGTGGCGGAGATCAACGCCGGCACCAACATCTCCAACTTCGTCCCCAAGGACGGGTTGACACCCCCCGGCACCCAGAACTACGTCGACAACGCCTCCCTCGCGGAGACGTTCGACGCCCAGGTCGTCGGTTCGTACGGCGGAGCCATAACCGTGATCGGCATCCGTGACTTCGCCACCGACACGTTCTGGGACCTCGTCGTCTACGGCACCAACACGCACCTCGTGGTGCGCCGAGGCATCCTTGTCGCCACGGCGTTCTCTGCGACCCAAAAGGTCGAGGTGTACCCGATCCAGTGGCAGGAACCGCTACCGCTGCCGACCGCGACCAACGAACTCCAGAAGTTCAGCGCAGGCGCCGCGGTGCGGAGCCAGCCCAACATGAAGGCCGTCGTCGCCTAGTGCCAGCGCTGCGATCCCTCGAGGACATGTCGCCAGAGGAACGTCTGGCGCTCGCCTACTGTGCGCCTCGAGGCATCCCGCTTTCGGTGTTCCTCGGCCGGGTTGTCGGCAACGGTGACCCGCAGTGGACGCCGCGGGACGCTGAGGCCGCGGTCTTGTGGCACATCGAACAGAGCGCCCGTTGTTCGGGTTGCGGGCGACCGCGCAACGAGTGCATGGTCGAATTCGCCGAGGCACCGGAGTACGAGGTGACACCTATCCGTTGCTGGGCTTGTGAGGCCCGGGACAAGATGTCACAGGAGTTCCGGGAGAAAGGCGGTTCCGGTTCCGGGCTCTACATGACTGTGGCGAAGGTCGGCTGATGGGCACATCACACAACGGCGCCCAGTTCGCAGCGAAGCTCGACAAGCTGGGGCGTGAACTGCGAGACGTCCAACGTCCGCTGAATGTCACCGCGTTGGCGGGCAAACGCATCTTCCAGGCCGCCGCCGCGGGCGCTGGCGCCTCCCGGCTCGCTCGGGCCCGGTACGACATCCGTGGTGAGCAGGCGGTGATCCGGTACGCCGGCGCTAAGGCGCATCTGGTGAACAACCCGACCAAGTCGCACCGGATCACGCCACGGAACCGGCGCCGGCGGCAGGGCCGGCAGGCGTTGACGATCAACGGTGACGTTCGGGCGTCAGCAAACCATCCGGGCACGAAGGGCAAGCGGTTCTTCGAACAGGCCCGCGCCATTTGCCAGGTAGAGCTGCCCCGGGTCTATGGGCGTGAACAGCTGACCGAGCCGTTGCGGAGGATTTTCTAGGTGGACGCTAACGACATCGCCGCAAGCATCAACGCCGGCGACTGCGACGACAACCTCGAGGTCCTGTTCAAGGCCCTGTTCGCCAGGGCTGCGGACATCGACACCGAGTTCTCCTGGAAGATCACCCTCGACGGCGACTCATGGGACCGCGAGACGGTGACGTTGGCCGAGCTCGCGTTCGCGGAACAGCACCTAGGCGTGCCCTACGTGCAGTTGAACCCGGTGTCGTCCGTCAACCATCTCGTCACGTTGATCGTGGCCCACAACTATCGGGTCAAGGGCATGAAGCTGGACCGGGCGCTCGATGCGGCCGGGAAGTACACGGCTAGCGACCTCACCGACATCATCTCGGTGCACGAGGTGAAGCAGGCCCCAAAAGACGGCACGCCACAACCCGGGACGTCGTAACGGCGTGCATCCGCGCGTACGGATGGCTGCCCACCCTCATCGATTCGCAGCCGGTCGGACCGATCGAACGAGCACTGAGCCCCGCGGAGTGACCTGATGGCATTCACTGAGGCTCTTCGCCTGGTCGTCGACGCGGACACGCGTGGTGCGGTTCAGGGCCTTGAGAGACTGGGCGATACCGCGGACCGTGAATTCGGCCGATCCGAGAAGAGCGCGGACAAGTGGGGCAACCGGCTGACGTCCCTTGGCACGGGGATGATCGCGTTCGGTGGCGCCGCGCTCGTGGGTCTCGGTGCTATGGCGAAGGCCAGCGAGGAAGCCAACCTCGCTCAGGTCAAGTTGCAGAACACGATCGACAACATGCCGAAGCTCGCCGGCTCGACGGCGAGCGAGTTCACGGACCTGGCCGACTCGATCCAGAAGGTGACGGCCGCGAACGCGGACGCGATCGTCGAGGCCGAGGCGCTGCTGGGCACGTTCAGCCTGACAGCGGATGAGATTAAGGGCATCACGCCTCTGGTCGTGGACTATGCCCGCAAGTTCGGCATCGACATGGCCGACGCCGCCGTCCAGGTGGGCAAAGCGTTGGACGGCCAGGCCGGCGCCCTTAAGCGCAACGGCGTGTCGATCGACGAGGCCCTGTTCGCCACTGACCGGTACACGGCCGTCCAGCAGGCACTGTCCGATCAGGTCGGCGGCTTCGCAGAGGCCGAAGGCAAGACGTTCGCCGGCTCGCTCGAGCGCATGAAGAACGAGCTCGGCGACCTCGCCGAAGGCGTCGGCGGCGGGGCTGTCGACGCATTT